CACATAGGACTCACCACAACCTACTGCTGCTTCCAACAGTAGGACCAACAGGGCCGCTGCACACAGCAACGACCCCACAACTGTCAACGACTTACGGACAACACGTTTCCACAAGGTGTCGTTGATGCTCACCCCCATCGGGGGGATGGGCTTATGTCTCTTCACGCTGGCTCTCCTTGGAGTACACGTTCCTTGGCAATGGTGGCATAACCCCCCTCGGCAAGGCGTTTCATCCACTGGGCAGACAGCAGCACAGTGGGGCAGTGGGGATGACACTGGCTGCGGTGTCTCGCAGTGGACTGGGAATGCTTGTCCTTGTTCTCGAACCATGTGTTCCCAGCATGGATGAACAGCGGCCAGTGATCCCCGAAGGAGTACACGGCATACCACATGTCAGGGCCATTGTCCCCATTGGGGTGGTTCTGGGTGTGGAACTGGGCATACAGGTTACTGCCCTCGAAGGGGTGTTCCTTCTGCACGAACTGTCGTGCGTCTCTATTGGCGATCTTCATAGCGTAAGCTCCAATGCAGTGCGACATTGCACCCAGCTACCCTCTGTCACAGGGCAGCAAGTTGACATGTCGTAGTGTCAGGAATGGAATCCGTAGCGATCACCGTGCCATACAGCACCGATAACGAATGGCTGTTCCTTGTCCTCCCTGTGGTAGACAGCCACCAGATCAGCGTCACGATCCCGGTAGATGCTGACCGTTTGATAGGCCAGATTCCAAGTGCTGAGGTAGCCAATGGCTTCCCACAGCTTGTCCCAAGTGCCGATTTTCTCGGCGATGGTGATCATGTCCTCATTGGTGAGGGACAGTGTAACTATACGTTGTTTCATGGTTGTTCTCACTTGGTTGTAATGTATGCACTGACACCGTCGTTGACCAGACGGTTGAGGAAAGCGACAGCGGCACTGTCACGTTTGAACCACTGGAAATACATGGTATCGCCGATGACCCACTTGACCACATACCGGAGGGACTCCTGTTTACGTGCTTTACGGGGAGCTTTGGGAGGGATGACTTGAACTTGCATGATGTCTCCTTGTTAAGCCAGCTTTTGAACAGTGACCTTGACAGCACCCGGTGCCTTGCGTTCTGGCAACATAGCAATGTAAGGCTTGCCCCAACGGTCTGCCATCAGCAGTGGGGTGTCACAGTTCGTCTCATTCTCAGGCTTGAACACCCTGACTTCCATCTTGTGTTTCTTGCCGAGTGTCAACATAGTTTTGTACAGTTCAGCGATATTCTCGTGGTTGAAATTGCCACTGTCATCAGGCTTGACAACAAGCTGCTTGTTGGAATTACTATACACCGATACTTTACCTTGATAAATCTTAGCCATGATAGGCTCCTTAGAGGTTGTTGTAATGCTGTATAAAGCCCAGCACCGAGGCCCAGCCAGTCTCGCCGGGGCCGGGACGAACGTCAAGTGGCGGCTCGTTGTCCAAGAACATGGGTTGCGTAAAGCGGCTTAAAGGGGGCTTGGCGCGTGAACAATCTACGAATTGATGTAAACAATCTATAAATAAGTGTCAAGTTAGATTGCTCGTAGATCGCAAAAATCCAATGAAATCAACGGGTTACGAGTGACGATCTAAACAATCTACGTTTTTGGAAGTAATGTCGCACTAAAAAGTTGGAAGACTTCATGCCACATTATGAAAAGTGTGGAGTCATCTCAGGGTTTATGTAGTATACACTAAAAACCTATCTTTTCTATATCATATATATCGTTCATAGACTCATGGCTCATGGTAAAAATCACGTAAGTGGTTGATTTCATTGGACATTTCTTCTAACTTGACACTTTACACATGTAAGGTTTCTCGATGTAAAGTACTGATTCCATGCCGAGTTAAAAATAGATTGTTGCATGTATAGTTAGATTGTGTCAGGTTAGCCCCTTACTTGACACTTTACGTGTAATGTTGTATACTACTGTGTCCCCCCTGTGTAAAGTCGTTCAGTACCGCAGCGTTGTGAGCTATAAACCCCCGACGTATGGTGTGTGTAACACACAGAAGAAAGGGAGTTCCTCCGCAGTTCAGGCCAGTGGTCATCAGCAGACAAAGAAAAGCCCGCCGAAGCGGGCTGTGGTTAGAAGGACATCACTACAACCAGCAGGAAGTAGAAGATGGGTGCACCGATGGCGAGGCCAAGGGCGATCTTTGCATTGTCAGACATTACATTCTCCAGTGTAAAAAGAACCCGGAGCCTGTCACGCTCCGGGGGTTGGTCAGTAGTTCCTGATCAGTGGTATTCCGGGCCATTCAACCTCGGCCCACTTCCTCGCGTCACGGTAGTACATAAACTTCAGTTGCCCAAAACTTACACTACCAACACCGGGCCACACTTTGTCAATCGTGTAGTACGTCTCACCGTTTTGCACGGCTTTGTTCACTCGCAGTTCAATTGGTATCATGTCTATCTCCAATGGTAAAAAGAACCCGGAGCCTGTCACGCTCCGGGATTCAACTTAGGCCAACTTGGTTACTGCGTTCTTCTTGCCGCTACCAGCGCCACGCTTGGGAAGCAGGGCGATGTAGGGGTTGCCGAACCGGTTAGCCAACATCACAGGCTCTGTGCCGTCTTTGGCAATGAACAACGAATACTTGTTGATCGGAAACTTGAGCTTTTTGGAAAGCTCGGTCATCTTTGCATAGCATTCGCTAGCATTGGTCACCGAGTATTTACCCTCAGCATCTTTTTTCAGAGCAATCTCATCTTTGGTGTTCTTAACCACAGACACGGAACCCTCAAAGGTCTTTGCAGACATAACTATCTCCTCAGTGATGACCCTCATCCGGTGGCGGAATGCAACCTTCTAACGAAGGTCATCATGCAAGGAGACGCTATGTATTGTTAAAGAACTTTGAATCTTTGCAGCGAGATCACTGCATCGACAAATTCAGACTCGCCGATCTTGCCAAAAGTGTCAAGTTGCCTCGCGCATAATGCGCGTAATGCGCATGTGCGCACATGATGTGCGTGCGCACGTGATGCGCGTGCGTGACGCGAGGGGGAGGGGGGTACATGGCTTGAGAAAAGCGAGGCCCCCGGTAGTTGTAGGCAACCTCTTAAACCAAGACCCAAAAAATAGGACGTGTAAAGTTACCTCATCCCTTGACACCCCCGTAACCCCCCGTGCTATATTGCGCTCATGGACAACCTACCTCTCAATCACACCAAGTGGAATGACCGTCTGGCCTTTGACGTAGCCCTGACCCTTGAGGGCAGTGGTGATACCTTGCAGGAGGTCATCACACGGCACCGCATCTCGGCCAACGACATCCTCACGTTCAACGCCGACCCCATCTTTCTCAAGAAGGTGGAGGGCTACCGCACCGAAGTTCGGGAGAAAGGGCTGACGTTCAAACTCAAGGCCCGCGCCCAAGCCGAGGAGTTGCTGACAACCTCGTGGTTATTGATCCATGATGCGTCTGTGTCCCCCGCAGTCAAGGCCGACCTGATCAAGTCCACCGTGAAGTGGGCCGGGTTGGAGCCGAAGGACGCTGGCCCGCAGGACAACGGCACCGGTGGTGTGAAGATCACCATCAACCTTGGCAGCGACGCCCGCGATGCCCGTACCATTGAAGCAACCACTGTGGACGTACAAGATGCAACTGCCATCGAAAATTGAAGACCTGTTCACCCAAAACTTCAACGGCTTTCGCGCCGTGAAACTGCGCACCGCCACCGAGGCCGTGGCCGTGGAGAACGCGCTGGGCCGCGCCAGCCTGTCGTTCCAGACCAAGATCACCCGCAGCAAGAAGCACGGACGCGAGTTCGTGATCTCGTTGGTGGACAGATTGACGAACATGGCGTGTACCCAGAACTGCGTGCAGGGGCGTGCCTGTACCTGTGCAAAGGCCCCCGATGGCGCTTGACATCAACTACACGCCGCCGCCCACGGGCAAACAGTTCATGGCCTCGGACGCCAAGATGCGCGTCCTCATGGGGCCAGTGGGTTCGGGCAAGTCCGTCACCTCCAGCTTTGAGATCGTGCGCAGGGCGTCCATGCAGGAACCCAACGCGCAGGGTATCAGGAAGACCCGAGCGGCCATCGTGCGGGAAACCGCCCGCCAGTTACAGGACACGACCATCAAGACGTTCCTCGACTGGTTCCCGCCGGGTGTGTGCGGGCAGTACATGCGCACCACCAAGACCTATTTCTTCAAGGTGGGGGACGTGGAGTGCGAGATCATGTTCCGGGCGCTGGACGACGCTGATGACGTTGCCAACTTGAACTCGCTGGAGTTGTCCTTCGCATGGTTCAACGAGTGCCGGGACATCCACCCTGACATCATGGACGCCATGTCCAAACGTATTGGGCGATTCCCGTCGGCCAAGGACGGCGGGCCGACGTGGCACGGCATGTGGGGCGACACCAACCCGCCGACGATGGACGGCTGGTGGTACTACCAGATGGAAGGGCTTGACCCCAAGGACGGCGTGTCACCCAACAACAACGGGTGGGATGTGTTCCGGCAACCGTCGGGGCGCAGTCCCTACGCCGAGAACATTGAGAATCTGCCGGATGGGTACTACGACACTCAAGGCCGCAGCGAGGAGTACATCCGGGTTTACATCGACGGCGAGTACGGCCTCAGTTCAGCCGGTATGCCGGTGTACAAGTACTTCCGGCCTGACTACCACATGGCGAAGGATCGCCTGCGGGCCATCGTGAACGGGGTGCGGCCCATCGTCATCGGTATGGACTTAGGGTTAACCCCAGCAGCGGTGCTCGGTCAGCAAGACCCACGAGGGCGGGCGCTGATACTTGACGAGGCTGTCTCGTTTGACATGGGCATCCAGCGGTTCATCCGCACCATGCTCAAGCCGTTGCTGTACGAGCGGTACCCCGGCTCCCCGGTTCTCATCGTCGTTGACCCAGCGGGCGTGCAGCGGGCGCAGACTGACGAGCGCAGCGTGGTGGACATCATCAAGGCCGAGGGGATGCGTGTCATCCCGGCCAGAACCAACAGCATCTCGGCACGCATCAACGCCGTGGACGAGTACCTCATGCGGCAGGTGGACGGCGACCCGGCGTTCCTCGTTGACCCACGCTGCACGCAACTCAAAGCGGCCATGATGGGCGGCTACCGGTACAAGCCCAAGGGTGACGGCGACATCGACAAGAACAAGCACTCGCACGTGGCCGAGGCGCTCCAGTACCTGATGTTGCATATTGCCAACGTCGGTGAGGGGCACGCGCTCCAGCAGCGCCGGGACGTTAAAAGAACTTCTGCTCTGGGCTGGACGTGATATGCTCACATCACTGCTCGCGCAGTTGTCTCCCTCCTCCCCCTCCCTGTTCGATTGGCAGGGTTTACCCCCATCGAGGAAACTCTGGGGGTTTCTTTTTTCTTGACAGCATGTATACTTGTTGGTAGAACCCTGTCGAACAGGTAAGGAGCGACCATGAAATGTAGCCAGTCGAAGCCGTTTACGATGACATCCACCAACGCGAAGATGGGTGGCCCAGCCGTCAGGTCTTACGAAAAGGGCGGAATAGTGGAGGGGCCGAACCCCAATATCGACGACGACACGCGAGAACGCGCACGGCGGTATGTCGATGACAGCGGCGGCTCACGGATGTCTGCAAGCTCCAGCAGGGCCGCAAGCCCAGCGCCCAAAGTAGTCACCAAGGAAGAACTGGCGAAATCCGGTATGTCTTTGCGGGACTACATGAACAAGCAGCAGGGGCTTACACGTAGGGGCGCTCCCGCCGCTGACACTCCCAACGCCTACGGCAAAGAGCAGCAGTACCAGAGAGCGCAAGAAGCCGCGCAATCCCCAGAGGCCAAAGCGCGGCGTCGGGCGCAAGAGCAGTCGCAGGCGCTGGAAGGTTCTTACCCCCTTGAAAACATTGTGGGCGGAGCGGCTACCGCTGGTATCAAAACCGTTGCCAAATTGGCCCAAAATCTAGCCAATCGAGGCGGCGGGGCTAAAGCCGTAGTTAAGCGGCTGGAGCGCGTAGAGCCGACTTTCCGCGAAAGAGAATTGGAAATTATCAAGGAAGTACCACGGGAACTCTCAGGACGCGCCAAACAATTGGCGTTGCCAGTACCCGTGAGAAAGAAATAAATGGCCGGACTGACATTCCTGCGAGTCGTATCGAACTCTGAACTTGCTCGGCAAGAGCGAGAGGTTTCGGATCGTGCTTTGCAAGAGCGACAGAATCAGCCCGTCATCCTCGGCTTGGCCGGGTACCTGCGCCAGTGCTGGGATGTTGCCCAGATGGCGAAGAAGCCCATCGAGTACATCATGCTGCGTGCGCTGCGACAGCGCAACGGCCAGTACGACGCAGACAAGCTGCAACAGATTCGTGGACAGGGCGGCTCCGAGATTTACATGATGATCACGGAAGTCAAGTGCCGCGCTGCGGAGTCTTGGTTGCGGGACATCTTGCTTGACAATGGCTCCCCGCCGTGGGACTTGCAGGCCACACCCATCCCTGACCTCAGCCCAGCGCAGACCAAGGACGTGCAGGCCATCTTCGCCGAGCGCGTGATGAAGATGATCGAGGAGTACGGCAAGGCCCCCACTCGGGAGGAGATGGCCGAGATGCGCGAGGCGGTCGGCCAAGATTTTCGTTTTGCTGTCCTGCAACAAGCACAGATGCGTGCCGACCGGATGAAGGTCAAGATTCAAGACCAGTTCGCCCAAGGCGGCTGGGAGTCATCCTTCAACGATTTCATCACCGACCTTGTGACGTTCCCTGCGGCGTTCATCAAGGGGCCGGTTGTGCGCCGCCAGCGGGCGCTGGGGTGGAAGACCAACGCGCAAGGCCAGACTGTGGTCGAACCCATTGAGCGCCTTGGGCCGGAGTACGAGCGGGTCGATCCGTTCTACATCTACCCCGAGCCGGGGATCAGCACGATCAACGAAGGCTACCTGTTCGAGTACCACCCCCTGAGTCGGATGCAACTGTCCGATCTCATCGGCGTTCCGGGCTACGACGAAGACGCCATCCGCAAGGTGTTGGAGATTGGCAACGGCCAATCGTGGATCAATCAGGACGTGGAGCTTCAGAAGGACGAGGAGGAGCGCAAGTACTACTCGTACATGAAGCCGACCACCGAGTTCGATGCTCTGGAGTTCTGGGGCAAAGTCAGCGGCAAGATGCTGCGCGAGTGGGGTCTGACCGAGGAAGACGTGCCTGATGAGGCCCGCGAGTACGACGCCAACGTCTGGATGGTGGGCAACTACGTCATCAAGGCGGTGCTCAACTATGACCCGCTGGGCGAGAAGCCCTACGCCAAGACTTCGTTCATCAAGTGCCCCGGCGCGTTCTGGGGCAAAGCCATACCCGAGATCATCGAAGACTTGCAGGGCGTGTGCAACGCCGCTGCCCGTGCGCTGGTCAACAACATGGGTATCTCCAGCGGCCCACAGGTCGAGGTCAACGTGGAGCGCCTGCCGCCCAACGAGGACATCACCCAGTTGACGCCTTGGAAAATCTGGCAGACTATCAACGACCCCGTGGGTTCGAGCGCACCGGCTATCCGGTTCACGCAGCCCGACTCGCGGGCGACTGAACTCATGGGCGTGTACGAGAAGTTTAGCCGCTTGGCGGACGATCACTCGGGCATCCCGGCCTACGTCTATGGCGACCTAAATGTGCAGGGCGCTGGGCGTACTTCATCCGGCCTGTCCATGCTGATGGGCGCGGCGGGCAAGGGTATCCGCCAAGTCGTGATGCACATTGACACAGATGTCGTGAAGCCCATCGTGCTGCGCCAGTTTGTGTACAACATGCGGTACGATGAGGATGAGTCCATCAAGGGCGACGTTGAAGTTCTTGCTAGGGGCGCGATTAACCTCGCGGTCAAGGAGACTGTCAACATCCGCCGCATCGAATTTCTCAATGCAACCGCCAACCCGATTGATCTTGAGATCATCGGCAAGGAGGGACGTGCCAGTATCCTTCGGGAGATCGCAAAAGGGTTGCAAATGTCCGTGGAGGACGTTGTTCCGTCTCGGGAGAAGGAAGGGTATACCGGTCGTATCACCGCACGGGCTGCGATGGCCGCTGCACAGCAGCAGGCACAGCAACCCCAAGGTGGCGCACCGCAAGGCCCTGACGGCTCTCCCAAGGGCGGGATGGAGGCCAATACGGTACAGAGTCGTGTAAGTGGGATGGCGGCATGATTAAGCCTGAGCCACACATCATCAAAGGACTGGCGCAAGCTGTCCGGCAACACCCAGAACTTCTGGCGTGGATGGAAGGTGTGCTCGCGCATGAGATGAAGCGTCTCCCGTATGCGGTTGACAATCCGGCAGTGTTTCAGGGGCGCTGTCAGATTGTGGTCGAACTCATTGAGTTCGCTAAAAACACCCCTGCTATAGCGGCAAAGTTATGATGCAACTCGCCGTCTTTAATCACGCACACCAATAGGAGCGTTCAACATGGCAATCCCAGAGCAAATTCGCAAACAGACCGAGGCAGTTCAGGAGTTGTACAAGCAACTCAACACGGACGACAACACAGGCGCAGCAACACAGGCTGCTGCCGATGGCACCGTCACGCCCGTTGAAAACAATGGCAACCAGAACTACGCCGACGAGAATCCTGCCCCGAATAATGCCGCTCCGGCACCCACCAATGAGCAGAAACCGGGTGCCGACAATGTGCCGGATGAAACTGTTACCCAGAAGTACCGAACACTTCAGGGTATGTACAACGCCGAAGTCCCCCGTCTGCACCAGCAGAACCGGGAGATGCAGCAGCGAGTCCAGCAGATGGAACAGTTGCTTGCTTCGATGACTGCCACAAACCCCCAAGCTGCACCAGCAGCCGAGCGTCTGGTCACTGACCAAGATGTTCAGGATTATGGTGAGTCGATTGATATGATGCGCAAAGTGACCCGCGAGGAACTCGGGGCCGTCGCCCAGCGCATTGCATCTGTCGAAGCAACGCTGCGTCAAATGCAGGTGAATGTGGTACCACAGGTGCAAGCCGTGGCCCAACGCCAGCAGATGAGCGCAGAGCAAGCGTTCTGGGCTGACTTGTCTGCGAACGTCCCAAATTTCCGTCAGATCAACGACAACGCCGACTTCCAGTCGTGGCTGTTGGAGTTCGATCCGATGACTGGGGTGACTCGGCAGACGTTCCTCGATGATGCCCAGCGGTCGCTCGACTCTCGGCGTGTCGTCAGTTTTTTCCGCACTTGGCTCGCGTCCACTGGACAAGCCGCCGTTGCTCAATCCACTGGGAACTCTCCTAACTCTGAGTTGGAGAAACAGGTTTCCCCCGGTCGCTCACGCAGCACCGGAACCCCTGTATCCGCCAACCAAGGCAAGACCTACAGCCCTGCTGACATCCAGAAGTTTTTCGACGATGTTCGTTCCGGGAAGTACAAAGGCCGAGAGCAGGAGCGTTCCCGAATCGAACGCGATATTTTCGCTGCCCAGCGAGAAAACCGCATTACCGCAAATGCCTGATTAAAGGAGTTACATCATGTCTTATCCCGTCGCCCCCGGTCGCCCGAATTACAGCGGCAACTTTATCCCCGAAATCTGGTCGGGCAAACTGATCGAGAATTTCTACGACGCCACCGTGCTCGCAGCGATCTCGAACACCGACTACGAAGGTGAAATCCGCCAGTACGGCGACACCGTGAATATCCGCACTACGCCGGAGATCACCATCCGCGACTACGTGAAGGGCCAAACCCTGACCGTGGAAAATCCTGACAAGCCGAAAATCCAGTTGGTCATTGACAAGGGCGAATACTTTGCCTGCGTCGAAGACGATGTGGACAAGGTTCAGTCGGACATCAACCTGATGGACACTTGGACGAAGGACGCTTCCGAGCGTATGAAGATCAAGATCGACCAGCGCGTGTTGACCGACATCCTGCCCGGTATCGCTGCGACCAACAAAGGTCTGACCGCTGGTGAGCAGTCTGCCTCGTTCAACCTCGGCACCACTGCCGCTCCGCTGACCGTGACCAAGGACGGCGCTTCCAGCACCACCTCCATCGTTGACCTGTTGGTCGATCTGGGCACCGTGCTGGACGAGGCCAATGCCCCTGAAGGCGACCGCTTCGTGGTCATCCCTGCCAAGATGGCTGGCTTGATCAAGAAGTCCGAACTGAAGGACGCTTCGCTCACCGGCGACAGCATGTCCATCGTTCGCAATGGCCGTCTGGGTATGGTTGATCGCTTCACCATCTACGTCAGCCACAACCTTGCCGTGTCCGCTGGCAAGTACAACATCATCGCCGGTCACAAGATGGGCTTCACGTTCGCATCGCAGATGACGAACATGGAAACCATCCGTTCCGAGTCTACCTTCGGCAACATCGTCCGTGGCCTTCAGGTCTACGGTTACAAAGTTGTCAAAGGCGAGGCTCTGTCCACCGCCGTCGTCAGCTTCTAATGAACAGGGGCTTCGGCCCCTTCTCCCATAAACACTGAAAGGAAATCAAAATGACTGCTTTTACCGACTCCCTTGGCTTCAATAAGGGTACCGCTGCGTACCCCGCGAACGTCACCGACATCTCTAAGTTTCAGGTCGAACTGGACTTCGCTGCAATCATCGCTGCTCGTTCCGCTGCTGGCGTTGCCGCGCTGGCTGCGACTGACACGCTGCAAGTGATTTCGCTACCTGCTGGTTCCATCGTTTTGTCGGCTGGCGTGAATGTAACCTCTGCGGAGACTACCAACACGACTGCTACCTTCGACCTTGGTTTCACAGGCGGTTCGCCATACGCTGCAAATGCGTATGCCAACGACGTTGCGTCTAACGCTACCGGCCTAAAAGCGGCTGATCTTGCAAACCCATCCGTTGTAGTTACTGCCGACACGATTGATCTTCTGCTCAATACCGCTGCTCCAGTTGACTGCGTGATGAATGTTTTTGCTATCGTTGCCAACGCCAACTAAACCTCGTGGGGGCTTCGGCCCCTACTTCTAAAAGGAGAACATCATGGGTGTTTATCGTGGTATTACGCAAGACAATGTGACGCTGAACGGGGGTACGGCTTACAACCTAAACCTCGTCACTCCGTCCATTGGTGGGACTGCACTCGCTGCTACGGCGGCTGAGATCAACGCTGCGGCGGATGTGTCTACACGGCTCGTGTCGGCTACTGCTGCAACTCTGGCTGTGACTGTTGCCGATCACGACAGCAAGATCATCGTCTTGAATCGTGCTGCTGGGGTAACGGCGACATTGCCTGCTGCTACTGGATCGGGGGCTGTGTTCCGGTTTGCAGTGGGCACTCTCGTAACGAGCAATAGCTACAAGGTTCAGGTTGCTGACGCTACCGATGTCATGTCGGGTTCGCTGTATCTGACTGATCAAGCTGCTGGTACGGGTACTGAATTCAGTACTACCACTACCAGTGACACGATCACAATGAACGGCAGCACAACTGGCGGTTTGGCCGGGGGTCTTTTCACGTTTGTTGATCTTGCAACGAACTTGTATGCGGTTCAGGGCAACCTCATCGCAACAGGTGCTGAGGCTACTCCGTTCAGCGCGGCAGTGTAAACTGGCAGGGGGCTTCGTGCCCCCTGTTCACATAGGAGATTAGGATGACAGCCAAGCGTATTCCGGCACTGACCGTATTGACCGGCGCACAGTCTGCGACGGACGACAAGCTCGTCATCTTTGATGCGACCGCCAACGAGACGAAGGCGATCACACGACAGGAACTTGCCAAGGGTTTGGCGGTTGACCTTGCTGGTATCCAGCGAGTACAAAATTTCACCGGCGACGGAAGCACAGTTGCTTTCACGCTGACCTACGATCCCGGCAATGAGAACAACACGCAGGTGTTTGTCAATGGGGTATACCAGCAAAAGAATACCTACGGTGTGAGCGGCACGACACTGACGTTCTCGCAAGCTCCGCCGTTGACTTCGACCATCGAAGTAATGATCCAGAGGGCCTGACATGCCAACCAACCTTACCGGCTCCACCATTGCCTCCACCTTCGATCAACTGCTGCATGTTGACGACGGCCCAACCGCGACCGAGAAGACGGTCTACAGCGGCACGGGCGTCGCCACAGCCATGAAGGTCGGCACCACGTCGGCTTCGGTTGGCAACGTGCAGTTGACTGGCAACACAGTGCAGGCCACCACGGGCGACCTCACACTCGGCTCCAACATTGCATTCGGTAGTGCCAGCAACGCCCGCACGGCGCTGGGCCTCGGCACGATGGCGACCCAGAACTCGGGTGCTGTTGCCATCACAGGCGGCACTGTGTCGGGTGTGGTGTTCAGCGGCTCGTTCTCCGGCATGACGCTGGTCGAGTCCACAACACTGGCTACCAGTGCGGCAGCAGCCGGTGTGAACCTCAACGGCAACACGCTGGCCGCTGACGGTACTGACACCAACATCGACATCAACATCACGCCCAAGGGCACAGGCCGCACAGTTGTAGGGGCGCTCTCGGCTACGTCGCCTCGTGTTGCCACGGGGGTCAACGACACCAACGGCAACGAGTTGCTGAAGGTCACGGCGACTGCTTCGGCAGTCAATGAACTGACGCTGGCAAACGCTGCGACGGGCAATGGCCCCACGTTGTCGTCCACGGGCGATGACACCAACATCGACATCAACATCACGCCCAAGGGTACGGGTGAGGTGAACGTCACCAACATCGACGTGGTGAGCGGCAAGGTACCGTTCAACACGATCACGAGCCTTGCCTACGCCTCGTTCTACGATGCTGATACGGCAGATCAGACAGGCAGTACGACTGCGGCTACTGCGGTTGAGTTCGCCACGGCTGCGGTTGCTGGCGCTGGTATTACGATAGCGAGCAACACGCGCATCACGTTCGCTGCCGCGGGTACGTACCGCATCAACGCCAGCTTGCAGTTCAACAATTCCAGTGCCACTGATAGGTTCGTCGATATTTGGTTTTCCAAGAACGGTACCAATATCGCTAACTCCAACGGGCGCGTAGCGGTGCCTAAGATCGGGGATGGAGGGACATACCTCCTCGCATACGAAATTTTTGAGACTGTGACCGCTGGGCAGTACATTGAGATTTATTGGTACCCTGAGAACGTAGCTGTGACGTTGCACTACCGCGCTGCGGTTGCTGCCAGCCCCGGCGTGACGCCCGCAATTCCCGCAACTCCGCCAGCAATCGTTGTTGCACAGAGGGTCGCATAATGGCAAAGACACCAGCATGGTGCGATGCAGCGCACACGAGCAAGCTCTGTACAAAGTGCGGGGAAGCGCGGTCATTGACGGCGTTCTACACGACGGGGTGCAAAATTGATGGTTCGCCCAAGTACAACTCATGGTGCAAAACGTGTATTTCCAAGAAGCAATCGGAATACCACCAGCGCACGTGGGGCGTAGCCGCCCTGCAACGCACAGCGTACAAGCGCACGCAGAGTGTTAGGGCATATCTAACGTATCTACGAGCTAAGGCTGTGAAGCGCGGTGGAGCGTGCGTGTCCTTAGATGCGCTTGAAACGCTTTGGGCGGTACAGGAAGGGCGGTGCGCTATAACCGGATGGCCGATGACAATGGAGCTTGGACGAGGAGTGGTGCAAACCAACGCAAGTATCGACCGTATTGACTCCAAGCAAGGGTACGTTCCGGGGAACGTACAGTTGGTTTGTCGGTGTGTAAATATTGCAAAAAGCGATTTGACGGCCAGCGATTTTGCAAACATGTGTCGGGCCGTTGTGGAGATGTGCGATGTCTAAAACACCAGCGTGGCAACGAAAAGAGGGTAAAGCTGAATCTGGCGGCTTGAACGCCAAGGGTCGTGCGTCCTACAACAAGGCCAATCCGGGTAAACCCGGACTGAAGGCTCCGCAGCCCGAAGGTGGCCCGCGCAAGGATTCGTTCTGTGCCCGGATGGAGGGCATGAAAAAGAAACTCACCTCCGAGAAGACAGCCAACGACCCTAACAGCCGGATCAACAAGAGCCTGCGGGCTTGGAAGTGCTGACATGGCAACCAAGCCCAAAGCCAAGTCCACGGTCAACGCCGCTGGCAACTACACCAAGCCCGAACTGCGCAAGCGGATCGTGTCACAGGTGAAGTCTGCTGCGGTGCAGGGTACCGGTGCTGGGCAATGGAGCGCACGCAAGGCACAACTTGTTGCCAAGAAGTACAAGGCCGCTGGTGGCGGATACAGGGACTGACATGAAAGCCCCACAGAAAAGCCTCAAAGACTGGGGCGATCAAAAATGGAGAACCAAAAGTGGTAAAAAATCTTCTGACACGGGTGAACGATACCTTCCTGAAGCTGCAATTAAGAGTCTTAGCCCTGCTGAGTACGCTGCAACAACACGTGCAAAACGCATGGGCAAAGCTGCGGGGAAGCAGTTCGTAGCCCAACCAAAATCTGTCGCAAAGAAAACTGCGAAGTACCGATAGTCAACCAAGAGAAAGAATCCCAATGAGCAAGATGTACATTCGAGTCAAGGCCGATGGCTTCATTTATGACTTCAACCCGATTCTGGCAAAGAACCCAGATTGTGAAGTCGTGCCAGAGGAGATCGCCTACCCTGAGCGGTTCATCCCTCCGGCTGCTGCACAGCGTGTTGCAGAGGCTGTTAGGGTAACTGGACGCAAGAAGAAGGGTGCGCTTGACCTGTCAACTGATGACATTCCAGAGGCTCCAGCGTATACTTCCCCGGAACTGGCTGAAGAAGCCGCACGAGGATTGCCTGCATGACACCCAACGAAGTCATCACCGAAGCGCGTCGTCTGATCCAAGACACCAAGGTACCGTTCCGCTACAGCGACACGGTGCTGCTGGGGTTCGTCAATCAGACGCTCAAGCGCATGGTGATGCTTCGCCCTGATCTGTTCGCAGTGATCGGGGATATTCCGACAACTCCGTCCACCGTGTTGCAAAGCTGCCCTGCGGACTCGACACGGCTGATCGAAATCTTCCAAGTCAAGGACGGCGATGCCGTCACGGAAGTCAACCGCGAGACACTGGATCGCACGGCCCCCGGTTGGGTGCGCGAGACTCCCGGCCAGCCTGTGAACTTCATGCGCCACGTGCGCAATCCCAACAGGTTCTTCGTCTACCCTGCCCCTGTGGCGGGTGTCGTGCTTGTCGGGGAGTACGCCCAGACTTCGCCCGATTACACCCTCGACCAAGAGATCACGTTCCCCACCGACGCCTACTTCCCTACGACTGTAGACGGCGTGGTGTTCTTGGCCGAGTCCATTGACAACGAGCACGTCAACTCAGGCCGCGCCAAGCTGTTCCAAGACTCGTTTATCCAAGGGTTGGGCGTGTCGTTGCAGTCGCGCACGATTACTGATACCGAAGCAGGCGGGCAAGACCCGAAACAGGTGATCTGATGGCCGACCGTACCTTCGCTTCCCTCGTGCCCCGTGTGCAGGCTTCTGTGCCGGGGTGCCCGAACGCCACCATTGTGCAGTACATCCGTGACTCGGCCATCCGCACGTGCGAGCGCACGCTGTACTGGCGCTACCAAGTGCCGCTGTTCAACTTGTTGCCCGGTGTCAGTGAGTACGCCTACAACAAGCCGGTGACTACCGACGTGCATGTGATGTTCGAGGCGGTGGTCAACGACCGCCCCTTGGAGCGCCTGACGATGGAGAAAGCCATCGAGTTGTACCCCCAGTGGGCTGACCTCTACAGCGGGCAAGACCCGGCTGTGGCGTGGAGCCTGACACCGCCCAGCGGCACGTTCAACGCGCCTGAGTACAACGAGGCTCTGTTCAACGACCAGCCCGTGTACACGGTGCCCGACGCCATCATCGCGGACGCCAGCACCCCCCAGTCCATCACGCAAGTGACCCCGGACAAATACATCATCCTGCCGCTTCCCAACAACGACAAGCCGTACCGGTGCCGCATGTTCTTGGCGCTCAAGCCTAAGCGCAGCGCCAGCGCGATGGATGAGGTGATCTTTGACGAGCTTGAGGAAGTCATCATGCACGGGGCGCTGCAACATCTTCTGGTGTTGCCGAGCCAAACGTGGTCTGATCGTGAGCTTGCTGCGTACCACGCCAAGCAGTACGTGTTCCAGACCTCTGAGCGTCGTGCTCGGGCCAACCTCGGCAATGTGCGCGGCACCATGCGGGTGCGGATGCAACCCTTTGGAGCCTGACATGGGAATCAAACTGACCAACAACGCTTTCGCCACCGTACCCAGTGCGGTGTCCAGCACGCAGACATCGCTCACCGTTGCGACGGGTAAGGGGGCGCTGTTCCCCATCCTTGGCGGGGGTGACTACTTTTACGCAACGCTGATGGATGTCAGCAGCAACTTTGAGATCGTGAAGGTCACGGCCCGCACAGACGACGTGATGACGATGGTACGTGCCCAAGAGGGTACGCTGGCGATCCCGTTCCCGGCCAACAGCCGGTTTGAGCACCGCATCACTGCGGCGACGATTCTGGCGATCATCGACGAAACAGACGACTACTTGCTTCTCTGAAAGGACACAACATGGCTACCGTAACCCCTGCATTTGATTTCGTCGCCACCCAGTCGGGTAAAACGCCCCGTGTGACGTGGGCGGACATCGTGACTGGCGACACCCTTACGACATTCCCTGTCGCCGCACAGGCCGCTGTAGCGGGCGCTGTGCAGTTCGGCGGCACCTTCGGCGGCGCAACCATCGGGCTGCAAGTTTCCAACGACGGCACGACCTACTTCGACATGAGGGACTTGGGCGGCACCGTGATCAGCGCCACAGCGGCTGCGCTGTTTGAGTTCACGACTGCTGCAATGTATATCCGCCCGGTGATCACGGGTGGCGCGGCCAACGCCGTTGACGTGACTGTGGTGCTGCGAGGCTGACATGGCACTGAACATCGTCCTGATCATGCGGCGCATTCGGAGGCAGACCTCTGCGCTCCTCGACAACCTGCTGCTTGAAGACGGCGATGATATGCTGCAAGAAGACGGCTCGTACATCCTGCTGGAGTGACTATGGGAATCCAACTTAAAAATAATGCCTCTGGCACACTGGCGACCTCGATCAACGCCTCGGACACGGGCATTGTCCTAACGACGGGCAACGGGGCCAACTTCCCTGCGCTTGGCGCGAGCGACTACTTCTACGCCACGCTGGAGAGCACAGGCGGCACGTTCGAGGTGATCAAGGTCACGGTGCGGTCGGGCGACTCCATGACCGTGGTGCGGGCACAGGAAGGCTCCACGGCCAACTCGTTTGCTGCGGGTTCCCGCATTGAGTTGCGCGTGACCGGGGCAGCGGTTACAGATTTTACGCAAGCAGGAACGGGCGTGGTCGTTCGTAATTTTCGGAGCAAACTCGCGGAAACTGTCAGTATTACCGACTTCGGCGGCGCGGCTGGCGCAGGCGACAACACAGCGGCCATGAATGCTGCCGCTGATTACCTGAACAGTGTAGGCGGCGGCGTCATTCTGATCCCCTACGTCGGCGAATGGCGGATGAACTGGGTCTGCCTATACAACAGCATCACAGTGCGGGGTGTTGGGGGAAAAGTGGAGTTCAACGAGAACTGCATCAGACCGTATGTCATCTCAAGCGCAGCCATCACGTTTGGCGATGGAACCACCATCGTTCGCTATTGTGGTCTGGACAACGTACACATCAGCGGCGTGCCTGTTGCGGGTTCTGGTGCTGGTGGTGTAACACAATACGCCCTGAACGCCCCGCACGGTTTGCTTTTGCGTGGTGGTGTCGTCAACTTTACTGCGAATCTTGTGGGGGTTTACAACGGTAAGAGATCGGTGGCGATTGAGCCGAGTGCCACGCAGCCAGTCACTGGGCTTCGCTTTATTAGCGGCACAATTCGCAATGACATTACCGACAGCAATCTGTCTCGCGCAATTTACACACTGCGATTAGCCGATCCCGGCTACAACACCGACAACAAATTCGTTCTTACTAAACTCAACAAGCCCAATGATGGCTATGCGGCGGAAGTTGACGGCACCGCCACCGGTATTGCGTTTGAGGTTTATCAGTCGTACTGGGACTTTAAGCCCGGATGGGGGATTCTTCTCAAAGGTAGCTCGGGGCTGGTTTGCGATGACTTGCAACTTGACCCCGGCACCAACGGAGCCATCATCATTGAGGCTGACAGCGACGGCGATGTTGGTCGCGCTATCACTGGTGTCATGCGGCACGGCGGTCAAAAATTCAAGTTCCCGAGCTACACGGTTGACATCCCAGCCGAGGCCGATACGTTCGCGTACAAAGCGCGGTTGCCAAGTGCGCATCTTGGCTTGCAAACCTTCTGGGGGTTGGCTAATAATCCATACGCTACCGTTACGCAACTCGTAGCCAACCCCGGCGTTGGTGGTTCTTTACGTCTTGAAAGCGCAGACCTCATAGTCAACGACGATATTTTTGTCCGGGGCGGTAACGCAGCAAACAGCATGTACCTCGCCGCCGTCACTGCCAGCGGCGGCGCGTATATGGAAGCACTTGGTACTAATCAGGCAGTACGTCTAGTCGCCAGTGGAACCGGCCCGATTGTTTTGGAGAGCACCACTGCGGTTCGACCTAACTCCAACGGTAGTGTCAGCCTTGGTACGTCCGGGTTTCGCTGGTCTGAGGTTCATGCTGTTAACGGCACCATTCAGACCTCAGACGAGAACGCCAAGCAGCAGATCGGCCCTGTCGATTCTGCTGTGCTCCGTGCGTGGGGCAAGGTCAACTACTGTCAGTACAAGTTCAATCATGCTGTTGAGAAAAAGGGCGGTAAGGCACGCTGGCACATCGGTGTAATTGCGCAACGCATTCAGGAAGCGTTTGAGTCTGAGGGTGTCGATCCATTTGCCTACGGCATCTTGTGCTACGACGAATGGGACGATGAGTACGAAGACGTGCGCGAGGCATACACCACTATCGAGCAGGCCACTGGGCAGGAGTTGACGCAGTATCGGTTCACCGGCGAGAAGCGCCTCGTTCGCGCCGCTGGTCGTCAGCTTGGTGTGCGGTACGACGAAGCACTGGCACTCGAATGCGCATACCTGCGCAGTAAACTTCAAGGAATGTAATCATGGCCGACAAAAAAATCTCTGCTCTAACTGCTGCATCGACCCCGCTCGGCGGTACTGAAGTCGTTCCGCTTGTCCAGAGCAGCACGACCAAGAACGTATCCATTGCAAACCTAACGGCTGGTAGAGCCGTCAGTGCTGCATCGTTAAGCACGACTGGGAACATCGTCAGCGACACGCTCCTGCGTGTGACTGGTGCAGGCCAGATTGAGCAGAACGGCGGCAACGGCGGGTTGTACTTCCTGAACATACCAGTCGGCGGCGGCGCGTCCAACATGCGCTTTCTCACTACCAATGGGTCTGGTGCAGCACAGTTGCAGTTGCAGTTGGCAGGTGGGACAAACCAGATCAACAACCTCTACGGCGACACACGCCTTGAGACGGGCAACCTGCTGGTTGGTGGAGGTACGCTCCCCACGGCGTCTGGCACAGGCTCGCCCAAGATACTCATGCTCAATGACATGCTCGTTATATCCGGGCGCGCGAGCATACCTAGTCCCTACACGCAGAATCTCCAGATCGACATTGTGTGGGGCAACTGGGGCGGTAATCCTGTACTCACGCTTGTTGATCTTGCTGTCGCAATGCGGCAGTATGCGTCTACTTCAGGGGCGGCATTTGGTAAGATTCTTGCAACGAACTCTGCAAACGATGCGGTACTCGACACGTTTACCACAACAGATATTACAGCCAGTCGGTGTACTGTGACTGCATCAAGTGGCGGTAACTATACCCTTCGGGTAACGATCAATCCGACTGGCGATACAGACGCCATTGGGTACACAATCACTATCCCAACGTCCTCGGGGGCTACTGGATCGGCGGTTACTTCAGTCACGGCGTCGTTGGTGTAAGTAGAGGGACAGTACAATGAGTCTGACAAAAGTTTCCTACTCAATGATTCATGGGGCACCTGCGAATCTTCTTGATTTTGGCGCGGTTGGCGACGGCGTAACGGATTGCGCAACTGCTATCCGCGCCACACTCGAGTCCGGTGCCCAGTTTGTCTACGTACCTCCGGGTACATACGCAATGGCGTCGAATATCTCGGTGACGCTGGCAACCTCTGTCACGTTCTTCGGGCACGGTACGATTGTCTACACCGGGTCGTCGGGGAACACAAATCCGCTGATCGCCGTTGAGACTGGTAACAACACGTTCACCATTGACGGGCTGACGTTTGACGGCGATGACAAGATCGCAGCAGGTATCCGTATCTACAACACCGCGACGCCGAGCAGCAACACGTTGCCGAACTGCACGGTGTCCAACAACCTGTTTATCCGGTTCAGAATGACGGTGGCCGGAATTTGGAACGAAGCTGTCTACCTTGCGGGGTCGTATCAGTTGGTGACAATTGCTAACAACCGAATTCGGTTGATCACCCGTGCGGCTGGCACTGGCACTCCCAGTGTTACTGGGACAACAGGTATTTCTATCTCGCAATACAGCGATACGCAGTACGTTCGGGAGTGCCTGCATTACGGTAATCAGTACGCCGCAATTGTGGGTGGCGATCTTGTCGGTTCCGCAAACAACGTGGACTACGACGGGTTCAAGTTTTTTAGCCCTTCTCCTGCCGCCGACTCGGGGCAATACGCTCAATCAACTGTGACTTCGTATGGGAACGTCTATCGCAACTGCCGTGGTCGTGCGGTCAAGATACAAGCCATCGGCACCGTGCGAGACGAAACCATCATCCGCGACGATGACTACACTCTTTACGGTGGAAGTGCTGAGATCAATATGCAGTACGGCGTCGGTATGGTGTCTAACTGCCAGTTCATCTACCGCCCGTACAGCGGTGGGGCCGCTTCGCCAATCCAGACAGCCGTGAGTCTAGTTGTCTTCTACCAAGGTGCGGACTACGGTGAGGATACTGGATCGGCTATCGTTAACGGCATCCAAGTCTTCAATTCCATTGCTGCGGGAGTTGGGAACAATATCTCGTACATTGTTCAGGCCGGAGTAGGGGCAGGTGTTGCAACGCCACTAAAACCGCTAATTTCGGTCAGCAATGTGTCTGTAAACAAGAACCCAATTACTGCCATCGCACAGATTGGGTACGAGGCGACAACCTATGGCACATTGCGTTTGGACAATATCACTGTGCCTGCATTGGTGTGGGGCGCTGTGGCAACCAATGGTACTGACACCAACTTTGACATTGTGGCGACCAATGTGGTGAACGTCGATGGGGTATCAACACCTGCAAATGCTAAACCGTTTGTTACCTCGACCACGGGCACATCTGTCGTCTATGGTGGTGCAATTCTCGGTGGGGTAAACCAAGGTTTCTTAAACGCCTACGCCAACGCTTCCAGTGTCAACAAAGGGCCGTTACTAGCTAATAGTGCTTTGGCTGGGGCTGCAAATGGCGGTGCGGCGTCTGTTCAGTCTATCGCACTGGCCGACGACGCATCTTATGCGTTCGATTCGCGGTTCTACAACATCACTCGTGGATTGTTTATGGTCAGTGTGGACTATGACTACACCACGCAGGGAGTATTTGCAACGGGCGGCAACGCAATCTATTCAATTGCTGCTCCGGTAGGTAGCTTGTTTGAAGTATCCACTGCGGGGACTAATCCTGACGTGGACAACAGATTCAACATGTGGTACACGGGTGGGAAGCTGAACGTCAAGAATAGGCTTGGCGCGGTGTATGTGGTAACTGTTATGTTCATGGGTTAAACGAAAGGAAAAATCATGGCTCTCCGTAAAAATCTGACTTTGCGCAATAACTTTGGGGGGGACAGCACCTTTCCAGATGCGTATCTGCGCGTTATGCAGGTGATTGGTACAAAGCGTTCATGCAACGCCTTTGTTCAGTTCTGTAAATCTGCTGACGGCGACGTTCTACAAACGCAGGAGTACGTATTTGATGTGGATTTGAACGGCGGTAACTTTGTGCAGCAAGCCTACGAACACCTTAAAACACTGCCCGAATTTGCCGGTGCAGTCGATTGCTGATTAAGTAGAAACCCGCTATGGATCAGACGATTGTCAACTGGTTGTTTGCAGGACTAGGTGCCGCCTTCGGGTGGGTGCTGAAGGTCGTCTGGGATGCCATTAAAGAGTTGAAGGCCGACATGAAGCAGATTGAACGTGACCTCCCTGAAGTCTACGTCCGCAAGGACGACTTCAAGGTTGCAATGACTGACATCAAGGACGACTTCAAGGAGTTGAAGCACGACATGAAAGACGGCTTCAACAAAATCGACAGTACTCTCGGGCTGCTGTTTAAAAAGCTCGAATCCAAGTCCAACAAGGAGTAAATCATGCCCGGAATGATGATGAAAAAAGACAAGCCCGCCTCCAAGCCTATGGCTTACAAAAAAGGCGGAATGGTGTTCAAGCCATGTGCTGCGTGCCCCAATGCCGCCAAGTGCAAAGCAATGGGCAAGTGCATGTTGAAATCTAAAAAGTAACTGCGATGATTGATCCGATCACCGCCTTTGCTGTAGCCCAAGGGGCAATCAAAGGCGTCCAAGCCGCAATCAAGATGGGCAAGGACATCAATAGCATCAGCGGTGATCTGATGAAATTTTTCGAGGCAAAAGATGTCATCGCAAAAGAGTCGGTCAAAAAGCCCAAGTTTGGCAAGAGCGATACGGCGGTGGCGTTTGAGACGGTGATGCAACTCAAACAGCTTCAGGATGCTGAGAACGAATTAAAACAGATGCTGATCTGGTCAGGTAATGATGATGTCTGGAACGCCATCATGTTGGAGCGTAACCGCATGGTTACAGAGCGAAAAAAGGCAGAGGTTAAAGTAGCTCACGCCAAGGCGGTAAGAGCAGAGGAAATTAGCGACATTGTGAATTTTGGATTGTGGACTGCGCTGGTGTCATCCATAGTCGGATTAGTGGCGTATTTGACTTGGCAAATTGTTGGAGATGGAAGATGAATGACGACAAAGGCGCACTGATTGAGAAGGCTACGTTTGCAATACTGCCACTGTTGTTTAGCTGCGTTGTCTATTTGATGAGCGCCTTGTCCAATTTAAGCCATGAGGTGACTATCCTCAACAGCAAGATTTCCCTTGTTGTCACATCCGACAACAAACAGGCGTCTAACAGTGGCGCTGAGTTAGCAAGGGAAAAATTGCGGCAAGATTTGGAAAAAGAAATCCAAAAGAATCGGGATGACATCATGCACAACAGACAAGAGATTGCCGTCATCAACACAAAGTTGGAGAAGAAATAATGGACTGGCTCAAACAGATTGCACCGACTATCGCCACCGCAATGGGTGGCCCGCTTGCTGGTATGGCTGTGTCGGCCATCTCCAAAGCCATTGGGGTTGACCCTGACAAAGTTGGCGACATGATCTCCAACAACAAGTTGTCAGCCGAGCAGATCGCACAGGTCAAGATTGCCGAGATCGAACTGCAAAAGCAGGCGCAGGAACTTGGCCTCAACTTCGAGAAGCTGGAGGTTGAGGATCGCAAGAGCGCACGGGAGATGCAGGCTACCACCCGCTCAATGATGCCACCCCTTCTGGCTGGCGCAGTCACCATCGGCTTCTTTGGCATCATGGTGATGATGTTCTTCAACCAGATCGACAGCAGCAACCCAGCCATCCTGATGATGCTTGGCTCACTCGGCACCGCATGGACGGGCATCATCGCCTACTACTTCGGCAGCAGTGCTGGCTCACAGGCCAAGACCGACCTGCTCTCTAAATCGGGGTCAGCAAAATGAACCTGACTAAAAACTTCACACTGTCCGAGATGACCAAAAGCGAAACCGCTTTGCGCCACGACATGGACAACTCGCCCGACCAGACGGCGATCAGCAACTTGCAGGCGCTGGCTGTACACGTACTTCAACCTGTGCGCGATCACTACGGCAAGGGCGTGAAAGTCAACTCTGGGTACCGCAGCCCCGATGTCAACGCCAAGGTCGGTGGCTCCAAAACGTCTGACCACTGCCGGGGTATGGCGGCGGACATCGAAATCCCCGGCGTACCCAACGCAGAACTGGCGGAGTGGATTCGCAGCAATCTCTTGTTTACTCAGGTGATCCTTGAGTTCTATACTCAGGGTGTGCCGGACAGCGGCTGGGTGCATGTGTCGTATGACCACGAAAACCTGAAGAAGCAGGCGCTGACTGCCGTCAAGGAAGACGGCAAAACGGTTTACCTACAAGGACTGGTCGCGTAATGGCTGGCGTCAAGATCATAGGCTTCCTCGGTACCGCACCGAAAATCTCGCCGGAGTTGCTTCCCAACACGGCGGGCCAGATTGCGAACAACTGCAAGCTGTACTCCGGTGATCTGATCCCCTACCCACAACCTGTTGTGGTTGCCAACACGGGCCGGACTGGTGCGATCAAGACGCTGTTCGCGCTGCGCGACCCAGACACTGATGAGAAGAAGTGGCTCTCGTGGCTCACTGACGTGGACATTGCCGTCGCCTCCAAGACCGACAAGGACGAGCAACGGTTCTACTACTCGGGTGACGGTAAACCCAAGGTCAGCAATTACGAACTGGCGACGACTGGCGCAGCGCCGTACCCCGTGGGGTACTATGACCTCGGACTGGCCCCGCCTGACGATGCGCTACAACTGACAACGACCGCTGCGGCCTTCACCGAGAAGACGACCACCTCGTATGCCCGTGACGCAGCCAACATCGTGACCATCGTGACTTCCGCAGTGCATGGTCTGCGCACCGGCAACTCAATATCCGTTTCCGGGTTCAGCTACATCAACGGTACGTACACGCAGGCAGGATCGACCCGCACCGGTACATACAGCCAGAATTCTGGCACGCTGTCGCTGGCCGTCGTAATCACTGATCATGGTCTTCAGACCGGCATGGTGACAAACCTCCAGTTCAGCGCCGACGCTACCATCAACGGCGCGTACTCGGTCAGCGTGATCGACAAGGATACCTTTGCTATCACAGCCCCGGCAGCAGCCGCTCGGTCGGGCAACATCACGTGGACAAACTCTGGTACCACGACCATTCAGGTCACGCTTACCGCCCACGGACTGTCGAACGGCGCTCAGGTGACGCTGGACTTCACGTCCGGCACCGCCGCCGACGGCACGTACACCGTTACCAACGTCGCGGCCAACACGTTCGACATCATCACAACGATACCCAACACGACCAGTGGCACTGTGAAGTGGGACATCCGCAACCTGAATGCAACCAATGTGGAATGCACAGTCACCGACCCCACGACCTTCACTTACTTCAGCCCCGGCCCTCAAACTACTACGACCACGAGCAGTGCTGGCAAGGTCAACCTCGGCGGGCTGACGCAAGCGCGGTCGTACACCTTCACATGGATCACGCCTTGGGACGAGGAGTCCATCGCGGCCAAGCCGTCCGACGACTTGTTCATCAAAGAGGGCATCTCCGTCACGGTGTCCAACATCCCTACGGTCAAGCCATCTGGCGACAACTTTGTACGTGGTGTGAAGCTCTACCGCACGCTGGCGGCTGCATCGGGCACGGAGTTCTACTTGCTTCAGACCCTGTGGTTTCCCACTGGGCTGGCCTCGGTGCAGCGCACAGCCAACGTCTCACGTGTCGCGCTGATTTTCCCCCACAACTTGTCGGTCGATGATCGCTTCAAATTTAGCGGCTGCACCGTGGCATCCTTCGACATCACGGGCGGCATCGT